AAGGAGACAAAATGATGTGGACTCCAAAGCGGTTTTTCTCCCCTGAGCAAGTCGAAGCGGCCATGACAGCACGCGGTGGATTTAGCCGCCAGTCACTTGCCAAGATGGGCGTGCCCTTCCCGCCACCGAAAGGATGGCGCAAGGCGATCACTGAACGGCCTGTGACCTGCAAAGAGATCGTTCGGCGAGGTCGCAAGTGGGGCGCAACTATGCCTGTATACAACAGCCCTTACGACAATCCATCGCAACGAACGCCGGAAGAGTGGTATGCGCTCATTCCCAAACTCGCTCATTGGGCATTCAAAGAAAAATGAAGTTATCCACAACTTACTTGCATCTTACCCTTGACAGGAATCTTACAGCGGAGTAACTTCAACACATGGGAACGAAAAAGGCAACACCAAAGCGGATTTACGCTCTGACAGACAAGGGGCGCGAGAGGATCGCCAAGGCTCAGCGTAGGCGCTGGCGGGCGTTTCGGAAAGCTAAACGGGAAGCGAAGAAGCAGGAGGAGTAGTGACCATGACACTTGCAGAATCATTACGAGCATACGCAGATTGGTGTGAGGAGCATCCCACTCTCCAACAGAACGCATGCATCGACACTTACGGAGAAACGGCGGAGCAGGCCAAGGGCATTATGCTGGCCGATTCCAGCGCGAAATTCGACCTCTGTCCGAGGCACGAAATCGTTTACCTGACGCAGACATTCGGCGAGATCACCGTGAAGCACGTCATCGAAAAGTCTTACGTGTGTGACCGTACAATCGTGGACAACAAGGTGGTAGTGGTTCTCAAGCCGGAGTTTGCGGAGTTGGTAACCGCGAGCCTCGCGGATGTTGCTCCGGGATGGGTCACTGCCTAATGGGAGACGCCATGAATGAAGAAGAAGCCGTTGTAGGCACGCCGATTCAATCTATCGGCTATGTGACGCTTGCGGAAGGAACAATCGCATCCGACTATGCGTTGAAGAATCTCAATAAGGCCCTCGGCGAGGCACAGGTGGAATTCTTGCCGGCCGAGAAGAACGTGAAGAACGAGTTTGCCGACTACAAGTACACTCCCCTTGTGGAAATCGTCGCCGCCGTTCGTCCCTCCCTCACCAAGTACCATCTCACCGTTTCTCAGTTTCCAGTGGTCGATCTGGACAGGAAGACGGTCACGGTTTACACCAGACTTGTTCATTGGGATTCGGGCGAGTGGATGCAAAACGAGATCGAATTGCCGGGAGAGTTGGCGCTCGGCAAGGGTGGAACGCCGGTATTCAATCAGCAGACCATCGGCGGCTCTCAGACCTATGGGCAGAAGTACGGATACAAGGCCATCGTAGGCATAGCAGACTCGGAAGAGATGATCGACTCTACCGGCGAGAAAGGCGACTTGCCATCCCGGCAGACTCGCCAAGGTGCAACATTGCACCAACCCGCCAGAGCAACCAGCACACAGCAGTCAAGCCAACAGGCCAACCAACGTGCATCAGCCCCACAGGAGCAAGCACAGCCCCAGGCCGGGCAATGCAAATTCATTCCTCCGAACGGCCTGACCGCAGTTATTAAGGGCGTCCAGACTATCGAGGCAAAACCGGCTTCTGAAGGACAGACAGCACGTAAGGGCTATGTCGTGGTTACCTTCCTTGGAACCCACAACGGCGTCAGCTTCGCCTCATGCTTCGACACGAAGTATTGGGACTTGCTCAAGGAAAGCGTGGGTCTTGAGTGCAACTTCACAATCAGGGAAGCGGACAAGAACAATCAGCACTTCATCAACATCATCGACGTGTGCTTTGTTGACGGACAAGCGTACTTCGAGGGTAAGCCGGTCGTGGAAGGGGAAGCGTAATGACGGAGTTTTCAGCAGTAGACCTTTCGGAAGAAGAAGGGATGCAGTGGCAGGCAGTCGATTCCTCGCAAATCAGCGAGATCGGCTATGAGAGTGGAGCAGAGTATCCGCTTGGAATCAAGTTTCCGCCCAACAAGAAGCAGCAGGCATCAGGGCTACCGGGGAGCGAGTACCGCTACGCCAACGTAACGCCGGAACTGTACGCACAGCTTCTTGCGGCGAAAGATAATCCCGTTTACAACAATTCCATCGGGACGTTCTTTGGAAAAATCATCAAGGCGTATGCGGACCTGTACCCGTTCGTTAAGGTGGAAGCAGAGCGCCCTACTGAACCCGCCGCCGCAAGCGTGACGATAGAGGCGAGCGGGACTTCGAAGAAGAAGGAGAATCCGCAGCCATCTTTGGACTTGGATGGGGATGCAGCGAATGGAACGATTAGCCCCAGCACGTCGCTCTCCATCATCGACACGATGGCCGATGACCTGCTCTTTACTCCCGGAGCCGTGACCGATGCACAGCTTGCAGCAGGTCGGGACTGGTACCTCACCGAAGCGAAGAAGTACGACATCTCCACCGAGAAGGCCCGCACGGAACTCAAGCGTTTTGCGCGGCCACTCCAGAAGCTCCGCACCGGCATTGAAGCGCGGGCGAAGGAACTGACTGGCGCGACCAAGCGGAAGATCGCGGCTATTGATGAAGAGAAGAGGCGCTTGGTTCGGATCGTGGGCGGAATCGAAGATGAAGTGCTCCAACCGTTGACCGCGTGGGAGCAGGAAGAAGAGACGCGGAAGGCAAACCTGGCCAGTATTGTGGCGAGGCTTGCGGGGTTCGCGCAGACCTATCACCCCGACATTCCAACCTTGACGGCGGCGATTGCCGAACTGGAGTCCTTCGACCTGTCCACCATGCAGGAGTACAAGGTGGGAGCCGAGAGCGCCATTGCCGCATCCCTCCGCGTACTCAAGCCCGAACTGGAGCGCCGCAAGGTAGCCGAGGCCAACGAAGCCGAACTCGCCAGACTCCGTGCAGAGGCCGCAGAACGCGCAGAGCGGGACCGGCTTGCTGCTATCGAACGCGCAGCGAAGGAACGTGCCGAGCGGGATGCCGCAGAATCAGTAGCGGCAGCAGAGCGCGAACGGTTGTCCGCAGAGCAAAGGGCGGAAGCGGCGGAAGCTAAGGCAAAGGCTGACCAGATCGAAGCCGAACAGAAGGCACAAGAAGCCTTAAAGCGGGCCGATATTGAGCGCATCGCGGCGGTCGCTAAGGAGCGTCTCAGGATTGAAGATGAACAGCGCGAGGAGAGGATTGCCGCTGAAGCGCGGGCCAAAAACAAAGCACATCGGCTCAAGATCGACAATGAGGCTCTAGGCGCAATTATTGCACTCGACATTCCAATGGACCGCGCTCAGGACTTGCTCATTGCCATCGACAAGGGCCTGATCCCTCACGTCACCATTCAGTATTAGAACCGTTCTGATTCACAACCTAGGAGAGCAGCAATGCCTGAAGCAACAGCAGCAAAGAAGACGCGCACGAAGCCTGGATTTGTAAGCCGGTACGTGCATATCCCACAAGCATCATGGGACAAACTCACCGCCTACATCGACGCGCATGACCTGGACGACAGCAAGTTCTTGACGCGCATCGTGGCGAAGGCGGTAGACGAACTGAAGTAGTCAACCAAGAAGGGAATTGAAATGCCAGTCTCGAAGAAGAAGTACGTAATCGTTCGTACATATAGCGCCGGAGTATTTGCCGGTACGCTCGTTTCCCGCGATGGGAAGGAAGTGCAACTCGCAGATGCGCGACGGTTATGGTATTGGGCCGGTGCTGCATCGCTATCGCAGCTTGCTGTGGATGGAACATCGAAACCAGTAGAATGCAAGTTTCCTGTAGCCGTTCCATCGGTCACGCTCACCGAAGCCATTGAAATTCTTGATGTAACTCCGAAAGCGGAGACCTCAATCAAAGGTGTCCCGGTATGGAGAAAATAGGCGACGGCTCCGGCGACGGCTCCGGCTACGGCTACGGCTACGGCTCCGGCTCCGGCGACGGCTCCGGCTACGGCTACGGCTACGGCTCCGGCTACGGCTACGGCGACGGCTCCGGCGACGGCGACGGCTCCGGCTCCGGCGAAGGCTCCGGCTCCGGCGACGGCTCCGGCTCCGGCGACGGCTCCGGCTACGGATCCGGCTCCGGCTCCGGCGACGGCTCCGCCTACGGCACCGGCTACGGCTACGGCTACGGCTACGCCTACGGCTCCGGCTCCGGCGACGGCTCCGGCTACGGCTACGGCTCCGGCGAATAATTCAACCCAGGGGCAGTGCAAGCTGCCCCGCAACCCTACGAGATGCTATGAGCCAGTGTAAGCGGTGTTCGAGAGATGGCCTACGATGGGTCCAGACGGACGGCAAATGGCGGCTCTACGCAGGAGACACGGTTCATGTATGCCAGTGGACCAAACCTCCCGTAAGAACGCCACAGAAGGCCCAGAGCGCATTTACCTCGGGTGCGGCGAAGTGGGAAGCGAAGCAGCCGCCGAAAGAGAAGTTTCCGCCAGAGGCCGATGGAGACTGGCAGCATTTGTATTGGGCATTTCTCGACCACACCGGGATGACGAAGGCGTTGAAGAGGGAAGCGGATATGGGATACAAGACGCAACAGAACATTGTCTTTGAAGAATTGGTGCCGTGATGGGATGGATACCCGTAACAGATCAAAGACGAACGCCGGACGGAAACTGGGTACCTGTCAAGAATCCCATGCGCGGGATGCGATTCTCTCCGATGGGAGATGGCACTGGATACCTGGCTGTGCGATACGACAAGGCGCGCTACATCTACGAGGGAGTGCCGCAGCATAGCGCCGATTGCCTCCAAACAACTCGCATGGCAAGCAGCTATCTACGGCAGCACATCCGGGACAAATGCACTTTCGTGGAGGTCAAGGCTTACGAAAACTTGGAAGCGTACCAGGCGGATGAAGCGATCCCAGAGAAGAAGTTTGTGCGGGTGCAGGAAATTCCAGAAGGAACCGCAGAGCCGCAGATGTCGCTGTTTGCCCTGTTGGACCTGAAGAAGAAAAGGAGAGGAAATTGAGAAAACTGAGAATTGGCGATCTTGAGCAGGTTGGAACTTGCACTATCACTCTTCGTAACAAGAAGATTATGAAAAGATGGCCTGTCTTTTTGATCGATGGAGTATGGGGTCTGACGGCTTTCCCACATTGGACCGAGGAACGTCCAGACCTCGAATCGGAATGGCTGAGTATTACCCATCTTCCAACCGGAAATCGCGCTGGAGATATGAGAGTTGATGATCCGCGCAAGAAGCAGATATTGGCGAAGTACGCGCAAATGTTCGGCGGAGCTCGTACATTCGATGGAGTTATGCGGAAATATCGCAAACTCTCAAAGAGCCGGCAGTTGTGGATTAAACAGCAAATCTCATGGTTGCTACCTTCAAAGGTGGTGAAGCCATGAGCAACGATACCGAGCTAGACCCGACTGCACTCAATGGCGAAGTGCTTAGCCTCCTGAGAGAGCATCACGCCTGGCATACGCCCTACACGCTACGGCAGCGCATCGAGGAACTGACGGGCCGGTGGGTATCCGACAGCACTATCACAGCCAGACTGAGAGACCTCAGAAAGCTGCGCTACGGGGCGCACCAGATCATTACGGAGCGGTTGCCGAACTCGCACACTTGCAGGTATAGGCTGGTGGGGAAATGACGCCATACTACGAACACGCGGGAATTACCATCTACCACGGCGACTGCCGCGAGATTCTGCCGACGCTGCCTAAGTGCGACCTCTGCCTAACAGACCCGCCGTATGGGATTCTTTCCGAGAGTGGATCTGCTGCAACTCGCCGGAGTGGTGAGAATAAAGACAATGGGCATATCGCATGGGACATTGCCCCCCAAGAGGGCGATCTACACCTAATGCGCGAGAAGGCTTCAGACTCTGCTATTTGGGGCGGTTGCCATTTACCTCTTCCGCCCACATTCGGATACTTGATTTGGGATAAGCAAATAGACGGTCTCAACTTTGGGGAAGCTGAATTCTGCTGGACCACAGGCAGGTTTGCTCCCCGAATTTTCAGGTATCGCGCCGTGAACGTAGACGGCGGCAAGATTCATCCGACCCAAAAACCTCTGGCGCTAATGAAATGGTGCCTTTCCCTATTCCCCGACGCAAAGACGGTCCTAGACCCCTTTGCAGGCTCAGGAACCACCCTTGTAGCGGCGAAGGCTATGGGGCTGAC